GGCGGAAAAGCAAGTGCACCTAAAGAAGACAACGCAGGGAACGTAAACGTACCAGGCGCAAAAGCTTCTAAGTCAATGAGTGCAAACGCTAAAGGCCATGGCGCAGAGAAAAAAGGCGCAGGCGAATCTGGAACAAATAGTAAAAGTACTATTGGTTCTTAATTGAGATTAAGGAATAACAGATGTTAAACTTAACTGAAACACTATCATTCGACCAAGCAAAGATGGTCGTCGAGACTACTGAAAACGAATCAGGTTCAAAAGACCTGTATTTAAAAGGTATCTGCATACAAGGTGGTGTTAGAAACGCTAACCAACGTGTATATCCTGTAACTGAGATTGGTAGAGCTGTCAACACGCTCAACGATCAGATTAAAGGTGGATATAGTGTACTAGGTGAAGTTGATCATCCTGAAGGACTTAATATTAATTTAGACCGTGTAAGCCATATGATCACAGAAATGTGGATGGATGGACCAAACGGTTACGGAAAACTTAAAGTAATTCCAACCCCGATGGGACAACTGGTTTCAACAATGATTAATAACGGCGTTAAAATTGGTGTCTCATCTAGGGGTTCTGGAAATGTTAAAGAAGATGGAAGCGGCGAGGTCAGCGAATTTGAAATTATTACTGTTGATGCCGTTGCTCAACCAAGTGCTCCAGGGGCGTATCCAACGCCTATTTACGAACACTTATTAAATAGCCGTGGTGGCTATCAGGCAATGAATATGGCTCGCGAACTTAATGGCGACGAAAAGGCACAGAAATACTTAAAGGAATCGTTGGTAAACATTATCAACGGTCTCCGCTAACAAGGAGAAAATAAATGTTAGATGCACTGAAAGCACTCTTTGAAAATAATGCTATTTCCGAAGATATCAGAGCAGAAATCGAACAAGCATGGAATGATAAGATTCAAGAGAATCGTATGCATGCCACAGCCGAACTTCGCGAAGAGTTTGCTCAAAAGTATGAGCATGACAAAGCAACAATGGTGGAAGCTATTGATACTATGTTAGAAGAAAAACTAGGCGAAGAACTAACTGAGTTCGCAGACGACCGTCAAAAACTAGCTGAAGCAAGAGCAAAATATACAGTAGCAATGCGTGAAAACGCAGATCTAATGAAGAATTTTGTTGTATCTCAACTAGGTAAAGAAATTGGCGAGCTACACGAAGATCAGAAAGCTATGGCAGGTAAATTTTCCAAACTTGAAGATTTTGTTGTTGATTCATTATCGAAAGAAATTGCAGAATTTTATGAGGATAAAAAAGACTTGGCTGAAACAAAGGTACGTTTAGTACGTGAAGCCAAAGAACATCTAGCTAAAGTTAAGTCTAAGTTTATCACAGACGCAACAAAGATTGTTGCTGAAACAGTTGAGAAAGGTCTTAATAAAGAAATGACTCAATTGAAGGAAGACATTGACACAGCACGTAAGAATGATTTTGGACGTAAGATTTTCGAATCTTTTGCATCAGAATACACTAACAGCTATCTTAATGAAAAGTCCGAAACAGCTAAACTATTAAAAGTAGTTGATCTGAAAGATAAGCAATTAGCTGAAGCTAAAAAAGCGGCTGACGAAAAAGCAACACTAGTCGAAAGCAAAGATGCTGAGATTAAAATTGCTAAAGATACAGCTAAGAGAAAAGAAGTTATGAATGAGCTCCTTTCGCCTTTGAATAAAGGGCAAAGAGAAATCATGGCTGACTTACTGGAATCTGTACAAACCGATAGACTTCAAAAGTCTTTCGATAAGTACATGCCAAGCGTAATCGCAGGGAACAATCCAGCTAAGGAAACCAAGGCAACACTTACTGAAGGCACACAAATTACAGGCAATAAACAAACCAATGACATAGATGCAAGCCCATCTACTCCAGATAATGTAGTAGATATTAGAAGACTTGCAGGATTGAAATAAGGAGAAAAAAATGTCAGAACTATTAGAAAGTCGCTGGCAGGATACTAAGACTGCACTTCTTGAAGGCCTAGAAGGCAATAAGAAAGCCGTGATGGGCGTGACTCTGGAAAATACTAAAAGGTATTTGGCAGAATCAGCTACAGCAGGTGCATCTTCAGCAGGTAATGTTGCAACTCTAAACAGAGTTATCCTACCAGTAATCAGACGTGTTATGCCAACTGTTATCGCCAACGAATTAGTCGGTGTACAGCCAATGACAGGTCCAGTGGGTCAAATCCACACATTAAGAGTACGTTACTCAGACACATTTGATGATGTGACTGCAGGCGAAGAAGCTCTATCACCATTTAAGATTGGTGTTGGATATTCAGGTGGAGGTTCTTCTGATAAAGCAGATGCTACCGCTACTTTAGAAGGTTCAGCTGGCAAGAGATTGTCAATCCAAATCTTAAAGCAGACAGTCGAAGCAAAAACCAGAAAGCTATCAGCTAGATGGACTTTTGAAGCGGCTCAAGACGCTCAAGCACAACAAGGCATCGACATCGAAGCAGAAGTAATGGCGGCATTAGCCCAAGAAATTACTGCTGAGATCGATCAAGAGATCCTTGCATCATTGCGTACACTAGCTGGTACAGCTGGTCAAGCATATGATCAAACAGGCGTTTCAGGAACTGCAACATTCGTAGGCGACGAGCATGCGGCATTAGCTGTTATGATCAACAAAGTTGCTAACGATATCGCGGCAAGAACACGTCGTGGCGCAGGTAACTATGCAGTGGTTAGCCCATTTGCATTAACTATCCTACAGTCTGCAACAACAAGTGCATTTGCACGTACAACTGAAGGTACTTTTGAAGCTCCAACTAACACTAAAATGGTTGGTACTTTGAACGGTGCAATGAAAGTATACGTTGACGCATATGCAGGCGACTCTACTGACGTATTAGTTGGATACAAAGGATCAAGCGAATCAGACGCACCAGCGTTCTACGCTCCTTATATTCCATTAATGTCAAGTGGCGTTGTACTTGATCCATCAACATTTGAGCCAGTAGTATCATTTATGACACGCTACGGTTATGTTGAGTTATCAAACGTTGCTTCTTCACTAGGTAACGCGGCTGACTACTTAGGCAAAGTTTCTATTGCCAACGTAACATTCAGCTAAGTCTCTTAGTAGAATATAAAATTAAAATAGGTCCTTTCGAGGGCCTATTTTTTTGACTAAATAATAATACGTTCAGGCAGTAAGCCCGGAAGTAGCATTAAGCGAAGGAACGCACTTAACTGTAAAAGGGAGAGTGTTATGAATCACAAAGACTTCGAAATAGCTCGCAAAAAACACAAAACAAAACTAGCACACAAAGCAATACTGAAAAAAATGCTTGAAAATCGTGTTTCTAGACCAAGATGCGAGAAGAACATACTAAGTTCAGACCCAAGGCTTCAAAAAATATAACATTTTGGTAAAATAAAGGTTGACTTTACATAAAAAGAATGTTATATTATATACATAAGCAACAAAAAAGTAATTAATTTTTGTTTATAGTGCAAGGAAGAGGCTCCTACCAAAAGAGTCGAACTTGACTGTCCAGGGGTGGTACCCAGGCTTGGTAGTAGAAATACGCTGAGTCACATCGCACTAACCCGCGGGGACAGGTTGTACGGTTTAGAAATGGTATTTCGGTCCGTGCTTGTAGGTGTACCCAAGTCCTACCTATTTTGCTTATATTAAAAAGGCACTTCGGTGTCTTTTTTCTTGACTAAATATTAGTATGAGAGACGAGTACGCCTCAGCTTTCTATGACGTTGTAAAAGATACACGTGATAGAACCGGCATTGAAATGCCAGAGTACATCGAACACTATGTTGTTTTGTTGCTTGCTTCTCATGTTGACAAATCTGATTTCCTACCTACAAAAACTTTTGCTGAATCTATGTTAGAAATAAAACACTCTAGAGATGCAAAAACACTAGGCGACACATGCTTGTTCGTTACAGGATTATTTCCTGAATACGGAATAGATGTAAAATATTACTCAAGTATTGGCAAAATTAGTTACAACAGATGTACAACTGCTTTAAACATAGAATTATTTGAAACCTTAGCAAAACACTTTGATCACATACGTTTTTTTATTAATCATATTAGGAATGATAAATACTTGTGTCGATAGTGTGCCGCAAGGCGGACTTATGCTGTACCCACAGCGTAGCTCATAGAACGGGCATTGGACTACTTATATAGGAGAAAAAAATGGGAAGACCACTTAATAAAAGAATGTTTGGTGTAGCGGGAACAGGACCTACAGCAGGCTCAACAGAAATCAAAGTAAATTTTCACAACGGTACAGCAGTTAAAGAAGGCTATATCGTAAAGCAACTTGGATCTAAAAAGTTCCGTGTTGAAGAAATTGGAACAGCTGGATTATTTGATTGTACAATAAAAACAGGTGTACTACCTGCTAACTTAACAGCAGGACAAATGTCAATCTCAGTACAAGGTGCAGATTCAGAAACTTACGGAGTTGCAAAAATTACAGGACGTAAAGTTACTGTAGCATCTCCAAGTGCTACTGGATCAAATGCTTTAACAGGTGGAGCATCGTTAAAATACGCTCTAACAGGTGCGGCCGCGGCTGGATTAGTTAGAATGGAAGAAGCTGGTGATGATAACACATTATCAGGTACTGACGACGACGATCTAACAGAAGACGCATAAATGTTTTTGGGGGTATTTAATTACCCCCATTACTTTAAGGAATTATAAATGTCAAAAACACTAAATGTAAATTCAGGAGATTACAGAGTAAAGGTACAAGATGGTCAAACAATTACGTTTGATACTGGCAGTAGCGGCTCAGTAAGCCTAACAGGTAATTTACTAGTTGCAGGAACACAGACAACTGTTAACACAACTAACATAGATTTAGTAGATAATGTAATTGTTCTTAACAAAGGAGAAGCTGGCGCAGGTATTACTGAAAAAACTTCAGGCATACAAATGGATAGAGGCACATTGCCAGATGCATTACTAATTTTTGATGAAGAAACCTCCTTTAATGATCCTATAACACAAACAGTTAAACCAGGAACATTTGTTTTTAAAACAGTTGACAATGCGATTATTGGACTTAGAACAAATGCTATTACTACAGGTGGTGGAGATTTACATCTTATCAATAGTGGTACTGGTGTTGTTACTGTAAGTGGAACAAATAATTACGAAGTGCAAGTTACTGAAGATGATGATTTACCTAATAAAAAATATGTAGACGATGCAATTCAAACAGGTATCGAAACTATTACAATTCAGAGGATCCAAAGAGGTGATTCTGTTTTAAACTTATTTGATGAAAATATTGATGGCGGAGTTAGCAACCTAAAAATTACAATCGACGGTGCAGAGGTAGCACAGTTTAAAAAGAATACAACAGAAATTGAAGATATTGTATTTCAAGATAATACAATATCAACATTAACAAGTGCAACAGACTTAACTCTTAGTAGTTCAGGAACATCATTTGTAACTATTGACGGCATATTAAAAATGCCTATACAATCTAGTGCGACAAATGTAAATCCAGGTACAAATATAGCTGTATATGGAAAAGATCCTGCAATTGGTAATAGCGGAGTTTGGTACACAAATAAGGATAGCTACGAAGACGAATTGATAAGTACTAATAGATCACTATTGTTTAGTATGTTATTTTAAGGAAAGAAAATATGGCAATTATAAACGGACAACTTTCTATCGCAGATAAAACACTTTTAACAGTGCCAGCAACAAAGCGATATGCAATTACAACTATTATGATTTGTAACACACAACCTGTTGACACCGGCGGCAACAACGATTCACAGTTTGATTTGCATATTGTTCCAGATGGACAAACAAAAGGTAATCAAGATCCAAACGCAAACCAAATTATTAATAACTTAGTAGTTTCAGGTGGCGATACATTTACTTTTGACACTGAAAAACTTGTATTAGAAGCAGGAGATAAGATTATTACAGCAAGTCAAGCACCAGCTAACTTGGTTGCAACGATTAGTTATTTGGAAGTATAAATGAGATTTTTGAAAGCACAGACAACTTCTAGAGGTATAAATGCCGATACTAAAGGTTTGAATATTGACGGACTTGGTTTAGCACAGCTTAATACAGATAAAGCATTTATCGTACCCAAAGGAACACAAAATAAAAGACCTTTTACAGGCGTAGAAGGAATGCTTAGGTACAATACAGATACTACTGACTTTGAAGTTTATCAAAATAGTGCTTGGAAACCTATTAGATTTAGAGAGCCAACAAGTATAGTCCAACAAAACTTAGGTAATGGTAATGGTACAGAAACAAAATTTGGTCCGTTAGATTCAGGTGATCCTTATTACCCAGTGCCTATAACACAAAACAACATTCTAGTAACTATTGAAAACGTATTTCAACTAGCAACAACTAACTATGTTCTAGAGCAAAATCCATCAGGTTATGCCGCAGGTTGGTATATTGTTTTTGGAACCCCAGTCCCAACAGGCAAGCCAGTACAAGTACTACATAACTTCGACAAGTAATTACTATAAATACTAGTAATGTAGAGAGGGAATATAATGAGTACACAAGTTGCCCGCATTGGTGGACAGTTACTACAAGATAATTTACAAAGAGAATTAGCAGATTTAAAATTTGATAATGATCTCTTGGTCATCAAACGTGATAATACCTTAGGTATAAACACTACAACTACCCCTCGAAATTTATCAATTAACGGCACATTACGTACATCATCAGGCGGAAGTGATCCAGATGTTATATTTGGAAATAGTTTAAAGGTAGGAGATATTACTTTAGCAACTACAGGTATTAGCACAGCTAGTGGTAATATTAGTATAAAGTCAACACACCCTCAAGGATTTCTTACAACTAAAGGTATTGGTAGTTATAATTTTGCAGTCAAAGGTGACGGCATACAAGCATTACAAACAAACGGTGGTATTGGCATTAAGTCAGAAGTACTTGACGGACAAACTGCGGCTTGGAATAGTAATGGTAACTACGGAAACTATTGGGATCCAGGACCAAAAAATAGTGCAACTAGTCCTCCTAACGACATGGATCGTTTGTATGATTATGCATTAACACTATCTCAATCAGGTAACTGGACAGCAGAAGAACTAGCGGCTCTTGACTGGGACGGTGACGGAGATATCCAAGCTGATGACGTATTACAGTTAAAAGAATTAAACACACAATTTGTTAGTGGTACTGCTTTCCCTGCTTCAAACACATTAGCAGAACATGCAAACACAACAGCATTTAAAGCATACATTGAAAAATATTATCCAAGAAGTGTTCCAAGACAATTACAGTTACAAACAGGAGGAACACTTACTGTAACTGGTAATGTACACGCTACTGGAAATATTACATACGGTGGTACAAGTATTACTATTGGTGATGATAGTACAGACTCAGCAAGTTTTCTAGCAGAATTTAAAAATGATTTAATACCAGACGACAATGACAGATTTCATATTGGTAAAGACGATGACAGTACTGGTCCTGCAAAAGGATTTAGAATTGCTGTTGATAATTTAATTGCTGACAGTGTAAAAGCAAATGGACTAGTTTATCAAGGTATCGAACTTACAAAAGATGTTGGTATTATTTTTGTATCAACTAACAATGGTGCAGACACTAATGATGGTAATAACCCAGGCGGACCGTTTGCATCAATTACAAAAGCTCTAAGTGTAGCACAAGACGGTGACTTAATTTACATTTATCCAGGACAGTATCAAGAAGCATTTCCTATGACTGTGCCTAAAGGTGTTACAATTCAAGGTGACAGTATTAGAGGTGTTGAGGTTTATCCAACAAGTGCAACACAAAGTAATGATGCGTTTTTAGTTAACAGCGATGTTACTATTGAAAATATTACTTTAAAAGATTACTTTTATGATAGTGGAAATGATAAAGGTTATGGTTTTAGATTTGCAAACAATTTTCTAACAAATATTGTTGCAGAAGAACCTGGTAGAAGTCCTTATATTAGAAACTGTACTGTAATTACAAAAGGAACAACTACAAGTGCAAGCGATCCTAGAGGATTTGCAAGTGGTGATGCAGGTAAAGGTGCATTGGTAGACGGTGCAGTAGTAGATACAAGTAGTAGATCAGCAAGCATGTTATTTCATGCTGTTACATTTATCACTCCAGGAGTTGATGGTTTAACAATCAAAAACGGAGTACGAGTTGAATGGTTAAACAGCTTTACATATTTTGCAAACAGAGGTATCTATATTGTACAAGGTTCTGGCAGAACAGATGCAAACGGAGCGACAGTATACGGAGGAGAACTAAGAACTATTGCAAGTGCTAACGTATATGGTAACAAAGGTATCGAAGCTGACGGCGCAAATTGTTTAGCATATATGGTTAATCAAAACTTTGCATATATAGGTTCTGGTAAAAATGTTACAAACGATAACACTACAACTATACAAGCAAACGAAGTTACAGAGCTTAACAATGCAAAAGTATATTTTACAGGACAAGATCAAAGAGGAAACTTTAGAGTAGGCGACAAATTTTTAGTTGACTTAGAAAATGAAAGAACTAGTTTTGATGTTGAAAGTATTTTTGCAAGTAATTCTAAAGTACAAATAAGACAAGGTAATGATGTTGTAACATTAGAACCTGGAAGAATTGGCTTAGATAATATTGTTATACAAGGTAATGTAATACAAGCAACTAAATCAAACATCAAATTTAACAGTGCCGGAAACATTGTATTCCAAGGAAATGTTAATGCACCAAGCGTTGACATGACAGGTAATTTGAGCATAGGTGGTTCATTAACAACGTTAGGTGATGCTCCTACAGATACAGTAGATTTTAACACAAATATCAGTCAAGACTTTGAACCAGGCAACAACAACGGAATACTAAAGTTATACGGTGATAAAAGTGATCCTAATTTTACATATCCAAAAACATATTCACTTAGAGCAAACGGAATAACTTATACGTATAATGCAACAGGTGAAGATGAAAGAAATTATTTTGCAGGGATTGCCGCACTAAACGTTCCTGGACTTACAATAGGTTGGCACAGCTTAAACGGTTTGACAAATGCAATTTTAATAACATATACTGCACAGGCGGCCGGAGATGAACTTGTATTATTAGGAAACAATACAGATGCTACAAATGGTTGGGTACACTTAGGACATCAATCAAACACTTATAGAGCAGACGGAACCGATTTAGGATCATCAACATATAGATGGAAAGAATTACATACTAAAATTGCTAACATAGATACTATAAGTATTTCTTCACAACAGATTAGTACAAATACATCTGATGCAGATTTATATATTACTGCAACAGGTACAGGTAAAGTTCGAGTAGAAAATTTAGAATTTGAGTCTAACAAAATTATTGGTAAATTTAGTCCTGAAGGTGAATTTATCGTTAATGATTATGAACTTGCAACTCCTGGGATATTTAACGGTTACCAAAGTTTTAAAACACAACTTCCAAAGTATACAACAGCATTTGGTATTCCTGTTTTAGGAACAGCAACAGTATCAGACAGTGCAATTAAACATGCGGCAAATATGTTAGCAAGTTATCTTGATAATAACTTTGATGGAGTTGCTGACGATTCAACATTACTTGCAACTTTTTCAAGTGGACTTTACGGAATAGTTGTTTATGCAGATGCAACCGAAGAAGCAACATTATCTAGCACATTTGGAGCGTTCGCTGTAAACAGAACTTTTGGTGTTTATCAAAATGAAATGAATGGTTATGCAGGTGATGGCATCAGTGGACAGAGAGATTTAGCAAGCGAAAAAATATTAAAGAATATGCTTATGCCAAGAATAAGCGGATTATATACTAATCTTAGTACAACTAGACCAAGTACACTTACAACTGCTTTAGATGCCGCACGTGGCGGATACCAAGCTGGTGGCGTACCTGGATACAATTATCCAGCATTTGCTTGGTATACTGATCCTACCGGATTAAACTATAACGATTTATGTTACGAATACTTGTACTTACTTGTTGCAACTATGACAGGAAGTTTAGCATGGCGTTCAGGAACGATTACATCATTGTGGGATCCATATACAAGTGTATTACTTGCAAATAATGATGCGGCAGGATTTTCTATAGCAAATGATGTAGCATATAAATTACCTATAGCAAATAGCCCATCAATAGATTATTGGACAAGTGTTACAAACAACTTAGGTGGAACAAAAAGAGATGTTATTTTACAACCTGCAGGAAATGTAACTATAAGTTCAACAAGTAATATAGGTTTGCCAGCTGGTACAACTGCACAAAGACCAGCAGTTCAAGGTGGTTTAAGATATAATAGTACGTTTGATAGCATAGAAGGTTTAGAAATTGCTGGTAGTGTTTCTATAGGAGGAATTTACGATACTGATAGAGATACTTACTTAGATTTAAGCAACAACCAATACAACTTTGTAACACAAGGACAAACAAATCATACATTAAACGGAACATTAATAGAATCTCAAGGGTTTAGTTCAGACCATAAATTTAGTATAGATGGAAATATTGTTTCTAATGATACACTTAACGGAACTAGTGTTTTAAGATCTAACGGTACAGGATACACAGAAATTGAAAATATCAAGTTTAGAGATAGTGAATTATGGAATTGGAGCAGTAGTAACTTTATTATTAACCAAACAAATACTAATGGTGAGGCTTTCTTAAAGATTAGCAATACAAGTGGTATGGTTGTTCCATTAGGTACATCAGCACAACGTCCAGGATCCCCTGAAGTTGGGCATACTAGATACAATAAACAACTAGAATACCTTGAAACTTGGAACGGAAGTGCCTGGATAAATGCGGCTGGAGAAGTTGAAAGTATAGCAACATCTGACGTTGAAAATTTAGCCTATGTATTCAACCTTATCCTGGACTAATTCTAAAAATAACATAAATAATAATAACGCATCAAAGAGGGTCGACCAACCCGATGCTGGACAAACTGTGGTTAGCCGGCAAAGAACAATATGTTGAGAATTTGGCTAGAGGGACAGGATCCCCGTATTGAGGAGAGAAGATGGCAATTGGTCGCATATCGGGTCCCCTCTTAAAGGAAAATCTCCTACGTAATGGTACAGATTTAGCCTTTGAGACAGACCTATTATACTTGGATGTAACGAACCGTCGAATCGGTGTTAAGACCACTAATCCACAATACGCATTAGATATTGCAGGCGTTGCCCGCGTTACAGATCTAGAAATTACAAATACTACTTTCCAAGTTGGAAACGTAACTATTGACGGTGCTACTAGCACTATTTCAACTTCCGCACAAGAATTTTCTATTGCAACTGCTGACAATACTATTGTTGGTAATAGAGTTGTTGTAGGCGACTTAGAAATCAATAACACATTTATTGAAAATACAAATACAAATGAAGATTTGTTTATCCGTGCTAATGGTACAGGAACAATTAACATTGTAGGTAACACAACTGTTACAGGTAACTTACATGCTACAGGAAATATTAGTGCAGACGGAAACATTACAATTGGTGATTCAGATACAGATAATATTTTTATTAACGCAGATATTGCAAGTGATATTATGCCTGATGTGCATAACACTTATAACATTGGTACCGCAACAAAGCGTTGGGCAACAGGTAACTTTGGTAACGTAACAACAAACACACTAACAACAAACGACCTAGACTTTGGTGCTATTGACTTAATTAGTATTCCAGGAAATATCATTTATGTAGCGACTAACGGTAGTGATGCAAGAACAGGTACACACCCACAAGATCCAGTTGCAACTATTGCAAAGGGTTTAGAGCTTGCTGGCTTACACGACACAGTTTACATTTATCCTGGACAATATCAAGAAGCA